CTAATGTTACTGGTTGCTTATTACATACTTTTGCTGCAGCTAGTGAGATTCTTGATAAGAATGATGAAAAAGTTGGAAAATTCGTGAAGAGTATTGGAATTATGAATCCAATTGAACATGCGAGTGGAATAAAGTATATCGGAGAGAGAAATGGAGACGTTGGTGAATTTTGTTTACGACGTGGATATACTTTGAAAGTTTCAACAAAGACAGGAGATTGTGGATCACCTGTTTGTGTCATGGATACTAGAGTTAGTGGAAAAATTGTCGGGATTCATGTTGCTGGTTTACCAGGCCAGAGTGTTTCCTATGTTCAAGCTATAACACGAGAAGAATTAGAAGGAGTTCTTCGCCAATTTAAAACTGGTATGATGACTGTTGAAGAACCTAGTGCTATTATCATGAGTGATAATGTCCCGCTAATCGATATTCCTGGTGAATTCACTTATGTGGGCACAGTTGGTCATCGTTATGCTCCAAGACAACCGGAGAAAACTGATATATTTCCTTCATTAATACATGACAAAGTAAGAGTACATGTTACTGCGCCTGCAGTTCTTACGACAAGAGATCCTAGAAATTTGTCTGGTGACTCACCTCTTGTTAAAGCATGTTCTAAATATGGCAAACCAAAATTGCAATTGCCATTAAAAGAGTTTAAGTTTGCTTGCAATGAATTAAGAACACATCATAATTATCCTTGGCCTCGCCAAGATATTGATGAAGTCCCATTAAGATATATTTTACATGGTGATGGAGTTGGCTTAAACCCTATTGACCTCAACTCGAGTCCTGGTCACCCGTATATATGCGAACAACGTGGTAAAGGAAAACATCCGTGGATAACAAGAGATGAGAATCAAGAGATGGTGATGACACAAGAAATTATCAATCATGTTAATGAAAAATTTGACATATTGTATGATTTGGAAAGACCTTGGGTTTTGTGGCCATCATGTCTCAAGAATGAAAGAGTAAAACTTGAAAAGATTGAAATTGGAAAAACCAGAGCTTTCCAAATTTCTAATATTTGGACTACTCTATTGATAAGAGCCTTGTGTGGTGATTTTATAAATGCTTTTCAAAGAGCGAAACTATTAGATTATAGTGCTATTGGAATGGATTGTGAATCACAAGAATGGGAGCAACTTCTTAATAGATGGAAAAAGATTGGAAGATTTGGATTCGATGGGGATTTTGGATCATATGATAGTTTACTTTATGCTCCAGCAATTGAAGAATGCATGGAAATGATTTCAGATTGGTATGATATGTATCGACCTGAAGGATTGACAATTGATCTTGGAGAAGAAAAGAAATCTGTGGACGCACGGAAATGCCGACAAATGAGAGCTTTGTTGGCAGATGAGTTGATACATACTAACTTAGTAACACTAAATGTTGTGCAACAAAAACATCAAGGAAATCCATCTGGAAATCCCCTGACTGTGATACTCAACACGATGGTGAATGCTGTATATATAAGAACAGCATTCGCAATACTGCATGGGTGCAAAGCAGGATTGTTCGACCTTAATGTATGCTTAATCGCATATGGCGACGATAATGGAATTTCAGTATCTAAAGCTTGCGAAGAGACGTTTAATTTTAAGACCGTAGAAGAGGTCTTTCGCAGCTGGGGGCTGGACTACACACCAGCGGATAAAGGCAATAAGATCGTGCCTTTGAAATCAATTAATGATTTGAGATTCTTGAAGAGAACATCTCGATTTAATGGATTTCGCTATGTGCCAACAATTGATCTTGATACAATATACGAACTCACAAACTGGGTGCGAGGAGCAACAGAACAAGATCGTGAGATACAGTGCCGTGAAAACTGCGTTGCTGCACTGGGGTTCGGATATTTTTATGGTGAGCAGTGGTATAACTCGTTTAAGAAGAAATTGGATAAGGCGTTGAAATCCTCAAGGATGGAGCCGATAATACTTCCTTATGCTCTTCTTCATCAGAATTTTCTGACGAAGATAGAAGGATAAGTACCAGTATCGCTATTTGGAATGGTTATTGTTTTTATGTCTAAAGACTATCTAACATAACATCTTGTTAAAGACTTTTC